ATCGGAGTGATCTACCGTCCAACCGGGAATACCCTCACGGACGATGAGGGGAATGAGTATCCCGAGCAGGAGGCCCTTGACGGTTTCCACGTTAACATCCGGGCAGAAGCGCCCATCGAAGAGCTTGAGGGCTATCGGGTATATCCGAACAATCCGGTGCGGGTTTGGCTGTAGCGCATTGTCCTGACAATAAGTGTATGCTATACGGAACCTGAAAAGTTCCTGCCAGTTGTATACGGAGCGGCTATGAAAAAGGGCAAGGACGGAAAACCGTACACTCGCATGTCCACGAATAAGAAAATGGACACGAGCGGATTGGCTGAGAAGCCCATGGACTATGGGTATTTTGAAATTGAGTTTGAGCGCCCCACCATGCCCCTCAGCATGATGGTCAAGGAAGTCACGGAAAAGCGGATGAAATAATGGCTGGCCTAACTTTCCTTCGGGTAGTCGGTAATGATGAGCTTGCTCGCCAAGAGCAGGAGGCGTCGGACCGCGCACTAGCGGACCGGCAAAATCAGCCCGTCATCCTCGGGCTTACCGGCTACCTGCGGGAGTGTTGGGACGCGGCTCAGATGGCGAAGAAGCCCATTGAGCAGGAAATGCTCCGCGCCCTGCGGCAGCGGAACGGCGAGTACGAGGCTGACAAGCTGCAGCAAATTCACGACCAGGGCGGCTCCGAAGTCTACATGATGATTACGGAGGTGAAGTGCAGGGCCGCTGAGTCCTGGCTTCGGGACATTTTGCTCGACAGCGGCTCGCCCCCGTGGGACTTGCACGCCACCCCCATCCCCGATATGTCTCCCGCCCAGTCCCAAGCGTTGCAGGCGGAGTTCGCCGAGAAGGTGCTCAAGCTGATTCAGGCCACGGGGCAGGCGCCCAGCCTGGAGGAGATGGCGGAAATTCGGGAGATGGTCTCCCAAGATTACCGCTTCCGGGTGATGCACGAGGCGCAGCTCCGCGCCGACAAGATGAAGACTAGGATTCAGGACCAGTTCGCCCAGGGTGGCTGGGAGCAGGCGTTCAACGATTTCATTACGGACTTGGTAACTTACCCCTGTGCGTTTGTGAAGGGGCCGGTTGTTAGACGGCAGCGTAAACTTGGTTGGACCACCTCCGTTACGGGGGAAACCGTTGTTGACGCTACTGAAGAGTTAGCACCTGAGTACGAGCGCGTAGACCCCTTCCGTATGTATCCGGAACCCGGAATCTCTGATATTTCAGAGGGTTACATATTCGAGCATCACCGCATGTCGCGGACCGAGCTGTCAGAGCTGATTGGCGTACCGGGCTATGACGACGATGCCATTCGGAAGATTTTGGAAGAGGGTAACGGCCAGTCGTGGATCAACGAAGACGTTGAGCTGATGAAGGACGAGGAGGAGCGGAAGTATTACTCCTACATGCGCCCGACGACTGAGTTCGACGCCCTTGAGTTCTGGGGCAAGGTCAGCGGTTCCATGCTTCGCGAGTGGGGCCTGTCGGAAGACGAGGTGCCTGACCCGGCCAAGGAATACGACGCGAACGTCTGGGTAGTGGGAAACTACGCCATCAAGGCTGTGCTCAACTACGATCCGCTGGGAGAGAAGCCCTATGCCAAGACTTCGTTCATTAAATGCCCCGGAGCCTTTTGGGGTAAAGGTATTCCCAAGATTATCGAAGATTTGCAAAGCGTTTGTAACGCGGCTGCGCGAGCTTTGGTCAACAATATGGGAATATCTTCTGGCCCCCAAGTAGAGGTCAACGTCGAGCGGCTGCCGCCGAACGAGGATATTACCCAGCTTGCCCCGTGGAAAATCTGGCAGACCATCAACGACCCCACGGGCTCCAGCGCCCCGGCGATTCGCTTCACCCAGCCTGACTCCCGCGCCAGCGAGCTGATGGCGGTCTACGAGAAGTTCAGCCGCCTTGCCGACGACCACTCGGGTATCCCTGCCTATGTGTATGGGGACTTGAACGTGCAGGGCGCCGGGCGTACTTCCTCGGGTCTGTCCATGCTCATGGGCGCCGCAGGCAAGGGCATTCGCCAAGTGGTGATGCACATCGACTCCGATGTGGTGAAGCCCATCGTCATGCGTCAGTTCGTGTACAACATGCGGTACGACGAGGACGAGTCCATCAAGGGCGACGCCGAAGTGCTTGCACGGGGTGCTATCAACCTAGCGGTCAAGGAGACCGTGAACGTGCGCCGCGTTGAGTTCCTCAACGCCACGGCGAATCCGATTGATGCAGAGATTCTTGGTAAGGATGGCCGCGCCGCGATTCTTCGCGAGGTGGCTAAAGGTTTGCAAATGCCGGTGGATGAGATTATTCCTTCTCGGGAGAAGGCGGACTTCAAGAACCGCGTTCAGGCCAAGGCGGCACTTGCCCAGGCGGCTGCAGGACAGCCCGCCGAGGGTGGGGCGCCGACGCAACCGGACGGTTCTCCCAAAGGTGGAATGGACGCAAACACCGTTCAGAGCCGGGCAAGCGGTAGGGCCGTATGATTAGGCCCCCGTCGCAGGTCATTAAGACCCTCGCCCTTGTCTCCCGCCAGCACCCGGAGCTTCTGGAGTGGCTGGAGGATTGGCAAATGCGAGAGCTGAAGCGGCTCCCAAGCGCAGTAGAGAACGTGGCGGTAGGTCAGGGACGCTGCCAAGTTCTGGGTGAACTCACCCAATTAGTTCAACAATCCCCTGAGATAGCGGCAAAGCTATAGCTCGCCGTCTAATCACGCATACCGACAGGAGCGTAAAACATGGCCCTTCCAGAGCAAGTCCGAAAGCAGACCGAGGCAGTACAGGAACTGTACAAGCAGTTGAACGATGATGGTACGACCGGCGACGATCAGTCCGCCGAGGAAACCACTTCTGAAGCTGCTGAGGCAGACCAGTACGAAGCCGACGAGAATTTTGCGGAGGACAATGCTGCTCCGTCCTCGACCGGGGAGCACAAGTCTGAGGACGACAAAGCGTCGGAGGAAACTCTCCTTCAGAAGTATCGCACGCTCCAAGGCATGTACAACGCCGAAGTACCCCGCATGCACTCGCAGAACCGGGAACTTCAAGGCCGCGTACAGCAAATGGAACAGTTACTGGCCTCTCTTTCTGCACAGCAGAACGCCCCTCAACAGCCCGCTCAGGCGCAGAAGTATTTGTCTGACAAGGATGTAGAGGACTACGGCGATTCGATTGATGTGATGCGTAAGGTTACCCGAGAAGAACTCGGTGCCGTCGCGCAGCGCATTGCGCAGCTAGAGGGTCTTGTTCGGCAGATGCAGACCAATGTGGTTCCGCAGGTGCAATCACTTGCGCAGCGGCAGGCTGTATCCTCCGAGCAACAGTTCTGGTCCGAACTTGGAGCGGCAGTGCCGAACTGGCGTGAGGTGAACGACAATCAAGACTTCCAAAGTTGGTTGCTTGAAGTTGACCCCATGACCGGCTCTACGCGCCAAGCGTACTTGGAGGATGCACAGCGGAATCTTGATCCCCGCCGTGTCGCGAGCTTCTTCCGTACCTGGCTTGAGCGTAATGGACAAGCCACTGTTGCTCAACCCAAGCGTTCCGCTCAAAGCTCTGAGCTGGAGAAGCAGGTTGCCCCTGGCCGTTCACGCGGTGCGGGTAGTCCGCAATCTGGCAAAGGTAAGGTATACTCTCCCCAAGACATCCAAAAGTTCTTTGACGATGTTCGATCAGGAAAGTATAGAGGCCGTGAGCAGGAGAGGAACAAAATCGAACGCGACATTTTCGCAGCACAGCGAGAAGGTCGCATCCAAGTTGGTGCTTGATTAGAGGATTTTAATCATGAGCTATCCGGTATCTCCTGGCCGCCCTAACTACAGCGGCAACTTCATCCCCGAAATTTGGTCGGGCAAGATGATCGAGAACTTTTACGATGCAACGGTTCTCGCCGCCATCTCCAATACCGACTATGAGGGCGAAATTCGCCAGTTTGGCGACACGGTAAACATCCGCACGACCCCCGAAATCACGATCCGTGATTACGTCAAGGGTCAGGCGCTGACCGTGGAAAACCCCGACAAGCCGAAAATCCAGCTCGTTATCGACAAGGGCGAATACTTCGCTTGCGTTGAAGACGATGTGGATCAGGTCCAGTCGGACATCAACCTCATGGATACTTGGTCCAAGGACGCCTCCGAGCGTATGAAGATCAAGATCGACCAGCGTGTGCTGACTGACCTCCTCCCCGACATCGGTGCCTTTAACAAGGGCGCTACGGCTGGTGAGCAGTCTTCCTCCTTCAACCTCGGCACCACGGCTTCCCCGCTGCAGGTGACCAAGGATGGCGCTGGCGGCACGACCGCTGTTGTTGACCTCATGGTTGACCTCGGCACCGTGCTCGACGAAGCCAACTGCCCCGAGCAGGATCGGTTCGTGGTGATCCCGGCCAAGCTGGCTGGCCTCATCAAGAAGTCCGAGCTGAAAGACGCCTCCCTCACGGGTGACGGTACCTCCATCGTCCGTAACGGTCGCCTCGGTATGATCGACCGCTTCACGGTCTACGTCAGCCACAACCTCAAGGTGGACTCTGGCGGTAAGTACAACCTCATCGCTGGTCACAAGATGGGCTTCACCTTTGCCTCTCAGATGACGAACATGGAAACCATCCGCTCCGAGACCACCTTCGGCGACATCATCCGTGGTCTTCAGGTGTATGGCTACAAAGTCGTCAAGCCCGAGGCACTGGCTCAGTCCGTCATCCAGTTCGCCTAATCGCCTGACGCTAAGGAGGCATTGAAATGACCGCATATACCGATTCTCTCGGCTTCAACAAGGGTTCCATTGCGTACCCGGACACCGCGTGTGTCTACAAAATGGAAGTCATCCTTGACTTTGAAGAGATCGCAGCCGCTCGTGTTGCTGCTGGCGCTACGGCACTGACGACCTCTGATAGTCTGCAAGTCATTCAACTTCCGGCCAACACCATGATTTTGGGTGCAGGGCTTGAGGTTGTGACTGCCGGAACCGGGAACTGTGACCTGGACTTCGGGTTCGTCGGCGGCACTACCGACCTGTTCGTTACGGACTTGCCGCTGGATACCGTGGGTATCGAGGTTGCCGCGCTTGCGGCTCCGCATATCGTGACCGCAGATGACACGATTGACGTAACCTTTATCGCAGCCGCTCCCGGTTCTGCCGGGGTAGTTCGGGCGTTCGCTATCGTTGCGGACCTCAACTAAGGACGGGGGCTTCGGCCCCCTCCTACCTAGGAGGATAAAATGGCTGTCTATAAAGGTATTACCCACTCTAACCTCAAGGCAATTAACTTTGAGGCGGACACGGCGACGATCACGCAACTGAACGTCACTGATTCGGTCCTGAGCACGCGCAAGCGGTTCACGATTGCTGAAGTGAATGCAGGAGCGACGCTTGTAGCCGCTGTTTCTGGCAAGAGCATTCGCATGGTTAATTGTAAGGCCATCGCCGTTGGCGGTGCCGCTGCTGCAGTTACGACTGTTGATGTTCTTGGCACGCAGACCACCAGCAAGAAGCTCGTCGCTTTTGCCCAGGCGAACCTGACGCAGAGCACGGTGCTGACCGCTGGCGGTACTGGCACAACCGTTCTTGCTGATGGTGCTTCGTTCGTCGCTAATGACGCAGGCACGGCAGTGACCGTAGGCAAGACGGGTAGCGATGTTACGACCGCTACTCACATCGACGTTATTTTTGATTACGTCCTTGAGTAACACTCCGGGGGGCTTCGGCCCCCCGATTCTCAGGAGCTAGTGATGACCGCTAAGCGTATCCCCGGACTTACTGCAATCTCGGGCGCCAGCACGGCGAACGACGATGATTTCCTCATTTTTGATACCGACGCGGACACCACGAAACGGATTTCTCGGTCGCAGCTTGCAGCAGCGGTTGGGGCCGACATGGGCGTTGTGGTCAACCGATTTAACGGGACCGGCTCCCAAACAGATTTTACGCTGACGAAAGCCCCGACCAACGAGAACAGCACTATGGTTTTTGTAGCGGGTGTGTACCAGCAAAAGAACACATACAGTGTTTCAGGCGTGACGTTATCGTTTTCTTCGCCTCCGGCGCTGGGCACTAACAACATCGAAGTCAACATATTTGCTTTCTAAAGGTGCGCCATGGCCTCTAACCTAACTGGCTCAACAATCGCGAGTACCTACAGTCAGCTATTGCATGTTGACGGCGGTCCTGAAGCGACTGAAAAAATTATCTACAGCGGTACGGGTACGCCCACTGCCGTTAAGATCGGCACCGTTTCCATGTCCGTCGAGAACATCCAGTTCGACGGCAACACAATTCGCACACTCGACACCAATGGAAATCTCACGCTTGCTCCGAATGGCACAGGCCATGTCGGCATTTCAAATGTAAGCATTACGGGCGGCAGCATTTCTGGGATTACGGACCTCCCTGTAGCTGATGGCGGTACGGGTGCGTCTGATGCTTCGGGGGCTCGCACTAACCTTGGCCTCGGCACGATTGCCACACAGGATGCAGGCAGTGTAACTATCACTGGCGGGTCTATTTCCGGGGTGTCTTTCTCCGGCACCTTCACCGGGATTACGTCGATCACCTCGACTTCGTTCTTCACGGACGACGCGGCTGCGGGCCTGACCCTAACGGCCAACGATTTGCTGGCTGACGGCACTGACACGAACATCGACATCGACATAACGCCCAAGGGCACTGGGGAGGTGAACATCCCCAAGGTAGACATTGACGCCGGGACTATTGATGGAACGGCGATTGGCTCATCTTCCGTATCGACCGTTAAAGGTTCTACGGTGCTTGCTACGCAGGGCGCAGGCTATGCCGCTGGCGCTGGCGGCACGGTTACGCAGATTACCAGCCGCACTACCGGAGTGACGCTGAACCAAGCCTGTGGCGAAATCACACTTGTCGCTGGGTCTTTGGCGGGGCACGAGGCCGATGAGTTCACGCTGACCAACAGCGAGATTGGCGCGAATGACGTTGTTATCGTTAACATCAAGTCGGGCGCAACGGCAGGCGAGCGAAAGTATTATACCGTGACGGTTACGAGCGTCAGCGCAGGTTCTTGCACGATTTCCATCGGGAACAACGACAATGGCACGATTCCTGCGAGCGGCACCGACACGCTAGTCCTCAGCTTCGCCGTCATCAAGGGGGTAACAAGCTAATGGCCGAGTACAGAGGCAAGAACGTAACGCTGAACAAACCCAGCTACATTAGCAAAGGCCAGCCGGGCTATGGGCGCAAAAAGTCTCAGGTCTATGTGAAGAACGAGAACGGACGGGTCGTGCGGGTGACCTTCGGCGACCCCAACATGGAAATCAAGAAGGATAATCCTGAGCGGCGCAAAAACTTCCGCGCTCGCCACAACTGCTCAAACCCTGGCCCCAAGACCAAGCCTCGGTATTGGGCGTGCAAAACTTGGTAGGCGGTCATGGCTAAGTCCAGACCCAACAACCCGAAGCTCTGGGCCTCCAAGGTGCGGCTTGCCAAGCAGAAGTTCGATGTGTACCCCAGCGCCTATGCCAATGCCTGGGCCTCCAAGGAGTACAAAAAGGCAGGCGGCACTTGGTCTGGCGCCGACAACAGGGTGAGCAAACGTGGCTAAGAAAGGCGGACTGGGTAAGTGGTTCGGCGAGCAGTGGGTCGATATTAAGACCGGGGAGCAGTGTGGCCGCCCCCGCGCCGAGAAGTCCTCTCGCCCCTACCCCGCTTGCCGCCCGAAGGCGGTCGCTTCGCGCATGAGCAGCTCGCAAAAGAAACAGATGGCGTCCGCCAAGACCAGCTCCAAGCGCAAGAATTGGCCTATCACTTCTTCAGGAAAGACAAGGACTGCATGATGCGTTACCTGCGGAACAAGAAAGACGGCTTTATCTACGAGTGGGATGCGATCCTCGCTAAGAACCCCCTTTGTGAAGAAGTCACGGAGGAAGAGGCGTACCCCGAGCGCTTTGTGAAGCCCGAGGCTGTGGAGAAGGCAAAGCGCACCCGGCGTCGGACCAAGAAAACCCTTGATTTGGAAACTAAAGACGTACCTGAAGAGCCCGTCTATACTATGGCGGAACTGGCCGAAGAAGCTAAACGAGGATGGCCTGAATGACCCCAGGGGAAATCATCACCGAAGTTCGGGCGCTGATCCAAGATACGCGGGCGCCCCAGCGTTATTCTGACGCATTTCTGCTTGGGTTTGTGAACCAGACTCTGAAGCGGATGGTGATGCTTCGCCCCGATCTTTTTGCCCTCATTGGCGATATTTCCACCACGGCGAACACGGTACTGCAGTCCCTGCCCGCAGACTCCATGCGGTTGATTGAGGTATTTCAGGTAAAGGACGGCAGCGCGGTGACTGAGGTCAGCCGCGACATGTTGGATCAGATGGCCCCGACCTGGGTCAGCGACCCGGCGGGTACGCCGGTAAACTTCATGCGCCATGTGCGCAATGCCAATCGGTTCTTCCTCTACCCCCGCCCTACGGCGGGCATCGTGCTGGTCGGTGAGTACGCCCAGACCCCCGAAGATTACGCCATTGGGGACACGATTGACCTACTGTCGGACGCATACTTCACCGCTGTGGTCGATGGGACGGTCTATCTGGCCGAGTCCGTGGATGATGAGCACGTTAATTCTGGACGGGCCAAGCTCTTCCAAGATTCCTTCCTTGCTACGCTAGGCGCTTCGCTACAGGCCCGCTCCGTGACCGATACGGAAGAAGGGGCTATGCGGGCTAACGAGGTGGTCTGATGGCCGACCGTGAATTTACAACGCTTATCCCTCGGGTAAATGCCAGCGTCCCCGGCTGCCCGCAGCCCACGATTTTGAACTACATTCGGGACGCAGCGATCCGGACCTGCGAGCGCACGCTGTTCTGGCGGTATCAGGTGCCGAAGTTCAACCTGCTGCCCGGTGTTCATCAGTACGCCTACGAAAAGCCCGACAACACTGATGTTCAGGCAATGTTTGAGATGCTGGTCAATGACCTGCCCCTGGACCGTCTGGTGCTTGAGGAGGCTATTCGCCGTTTCCCTGAGTGGGCTGACCTTTATAGCGGACAAGACCCGTCCGTGCTGTGGAGCGAAACGCCGTCCCATACGTTCAATGAGGACACGTTTAACGAGTCGGTCTTCAACGCTGGCGAAGACTATGTGTTGCCCGAATCCGTGGTAGCAGACGGAAGCACGCCGCAGGCGGTATGCCAAATTACGCCCGATGAATACATCGTACTGCCGCTGCCCGATGGGGACCGCACTTATGAAGTGCGTATGTTCCTTGCGCTCAAGCCTAAGAAAACGGCTACGGGGATGGACTCTGTAGTTTTCGATGAGCTTGAAGAAACCATCATGCACGGCGCTCTGCAACATCTTTTAGTATTACCGAATACGAACTGGTCTGACCGCGAACTGGCGAGCTATCACGCCCGGCAGTACACCTACAACGTCGCTGAGCGTCGCGTTCGGGCGAACCTTGGAAACATGCGGGGCATGATGCGCGTGCGCATGCAGCCTTTCGGAGTCTAAGATGGTTGCTAAAGTCTCAAACAATGCCTCTACGCTGGTTCCGGGCTCTGTCACGAGCACGGCTACCTCTATCGTTGTGACTACGGGGGACGGGGCAAAATTTCCTGCCCTCGGTGCCGGGGATTTTTTCTTCCTGACCATTACGGACACCGGCGGTAATTTTGAGATCGTAAAGGTTACGGCGCGTGCTGATGACACGTTCACCGTGGTCCGTGCTCAAGGCGGGACTCTTGCGATTCCCTTCCCGGCGAACAGCCGTGCGGAGCTTAGGGTCACTGCTGAAAACATCAGCATTGAAAACCAAAACGTGTTGCTGCTCTAAAGGTACGCGGCCATGTCTATAGTCCTTAAAAACAACGCAGAAAGCACGCTCGCTACTGCGATTAACGCTACTGATACGGGGCTGGTTGTGGCCGCCGGGGATGGGGCTAAATTTGCTACGCTGACGGGGGACGAGTATTTCTACCTAACCCTGACCAGCACCGGCGGTACAACTGAGATTGTAAAAGTAACTGCTCGGGTCGGTGATACAATGACGATTGCTCGTGCCCAACAAGGTACTTCGGGGCAATCGTTTGCCGTTGGTAGTCGTGTAGAACAACGGGTCACCGCAGGATCGTTTGAAGTAATTTCAGGTGGGACGTACTCATGACGATAATCCTTACCAAGAAAAAAGACACTAGCGGCGCTCCTTCCGCTAGCGATCTTACTAACTCGACAGGTGGTGCTGAACTCGCCGTCAACACCGCAGATAAGCGTCTGTACACCAAAGACTCGGGCGGTAACATCGTCGAAGTCGGGACGAACCCGTCTACTATTACGTCTGGGGCTGGGAGCTTCACGACGCTGACCGCTAGCGGTGACGTTAACTTTGACAGCGGGACGTTCTTCGTTGACGCTAGCGCGGATGCAGTGGGGATTGGGACGACGAGTCCTCTCACAAGCCTTTCAATAGAAACTTCGGGGGTACAATCCGTTATCTCGCCTGTCGTCACGGGTCAATCATCTGGGGTAACTTATGGCGGAATGTATACGGTTAGAGATGGCTCAGGCGATCAGCGCGGTTTAGTTTTTCAAACTTTTAAGGTGAATGATGGGCTTGGCGAGCGCCTCCGCATCGACTCCAGCGGTAACGTCGGAATTGGTGGCGTTCCTAATTCGTGGTCAACAGTCACCAATGTGTTGCAGATGAAAGACCAAACAGCTTTAGCGGAACACGCAGGTACAGGCTACTTTTCTCAAAACTGGTATTACGATGGGGGTGAAAAGTACATTGGCAATGGCTATGCTATTCGTCAGTCAATTAGTTCTGTTGATGGTGCTTGGATTGTAGCAAACGCATCAAACAATACTTCTGGTGCAGGTGCGGGTCTCACTTGGTCAGAACGCATGCGCATCGACTCCAGCGGTAACCTCGGCTTGGGCGTGACGCCGAACGGGTCTTACAAACTTGAAGTCAACGGCGGAGGACTGCTTACCGGCCTAAATGTTTCCACTGGGGGAGCAAATAACAGCGCAAATACGGCGACCTTTGATACCAGCGGCACAGGTGCGGCGCGATTCTACTCGCGCGGCGCAAACGCTTCTACCGTTGGCTCTTTCCAGTGGCGCTTGCAGTCATCAGATGGCAGCGTTGACACGCAGGCAATGACGCTAAACGCCAGCGGCGACCTTCTGGTGGGGACGACGAGCAATGCAGGTTATGGCGGTCATGTTTTTGAAAAAGATGACGCTGACAGCAATGCTCTTGCCATCGTTAACAGCGCGACAAGCAATCCTTATGGGTCTTATGTTTACTTTTCCGGGGCCTCTCCGAACGACGCAACTCGTTACTTTTTGGCTTGCGCGGACGCTAGCGCGAACCGAGCAATTATTCGCTCAAATGGTGGGATAGCAAATTACCAATCCAACAACGTAGACCTATCTGACATTCGCACCAAGAAGGACATTACGCCTGCCCCATCCTATTGGGATAAAATCGGCGCATTGGAAATTGTTACCTATAAGTACAAAGACCAATCACACGATGATGTAAATGTCGGTGTTATTGCACAACAAGTCGAAACTGTTGAGTCTGTGTGGGTAGACAATGATGGCTTTGGAAACTCGCCGGAAGGTGAAGAACCGCTTAAAACCGTCTATACCAAGGATATAACCTTCGCAGCAATCAAAGCCCTTCAAGAAGCAATGGCCCGTATCGAAACTCTTGAGGCCGAAGTGGCCGCACTGAAAGGAGCATAGCCATGGACATGATCTTCGCACTTTTTGAAGCGTTCCCGGCATGGCTCACGGCCATCACCAGCGTTGTCACGGCAGCAACGGCCATCACGGCGCTCACGCCGACCGAGACCGACGACAAGTACATTTCCATCC